TCTTATCAAGACCATGAAGGCTCAAAAAAACAAATACAATAAGATGTTGAATAGTGAGATAAAGAAGGCTGAGTCAAAAGCCAAAGCCAAAGCCAAAGCCACCCGTGGAGATTTTGCCCGTCCTGAATACTTTGCTAACATTGCTAGAATGGCTTTTAACAATGCGAGGAAGAACAATAACGGTAACGTCATCATGAGGAACGCAAGCCCAATTGGTTCCGGAAGAAATAAGCGCCGATGAGAATCACGTAGTACAAGAGATATGATTTCATATCCACCCGTGGGTACATTTTCTTAAGATGTTCCAAGGGGTTTTCTGGTTTAATATTCGTCCATCCTTTATTATCTTTGTAAAGTCTGAAACATAAATATAATATAGGATACATGAATGCGAAGACGAACTGTCTGGTTCCCACTAATGAGAAATCAACCATGGCCAAGGTCAACAGTGCCGGTACCCAGTGTACATATAAATCGTAAATCATAAATTTATCATACGTCGTGGGTTTGTTTGTAAAATATAATTGATTACCCACCAACGAACCTGATAAAGCCATACACGTGTGGATAAGTACCACGTGTTCTGGCTGTCCCAGGAACAGTACGAATATTATAAACATGATAATATTACTGTATGAGATAGCTAAATTTGTCCCCATATACTATATGATACTATTTATATTTTTATTGATACTGTCTATCTTTGTGTACATAAATCATTGGACTTTCACTAAAAGTGATCCTGATGGGTATCATCTCATAGATATGTTTACACAGGAGGAGGTGAAACATTTGTTGGGACTTTCTAAACAAAAAAAGTACGAAGATGTCTATGAGTACATCACCACACATCCACGAGTGATCCAGAACATACGTGGTGTCATAGGCGAGGGGTACGAATTCCAAAACTATCTCCTCTCCATAGAAAAGTCGAGTGTCTCCACGTGTCACAGGGATGAGAATGGACAATTTTTTAACAAGGACCTCAAGCATCCTTCATACACGATACTTTTCTATCTGAAAGAACTGAATGGATGTCTAGATATAGTAGAAAATAGCCATACACAGTCAAAAATCATGAACCTTAAAAGGTTGAAAACGATCGAATGTGTACCGGGCCAAGCCATATTGTTTGACTCCGACATGATTCACAGTGGATCGAAACACGACATGGACGACACGACCCGCATACAGCTCAAGCTTCATCACAGGGACGACGCATTTCCCAAATATCTCGAAAATACCAAACTTCGACTGGACGCGTCGAAGGATTCGGTGGGTATATCCAATGTGATGAGAAACATATCTTGTACACTCCCAATCTTCGGTGACTTGACGAGGAACGGGCAGAATATCCCCGAATTTATTACCCGACTGTATAAAGATGTCACGTATGGAAATGGTAAGTATGCGACCGATAGCTATTAACACGTACGTGCTTCTCGTGTTCATGGCCTACGTGATGCGCAGAGCGGGAACATTTTCCTTGGAGGACAAGGTGAAGATGATAGAGTTTTTAGCCCACATGGCTCAGAACCCCGATACACGGATATTAAATATTATTATGTAGTATATGAGTTTTGAAGTCATCACATATGCTACACATTCAGAAAGAATGTTTCCCGAATTGATAAACAGTGGGTATCCAATAAAGGTTTTGGGGTGGGGAGAGAAATGGGAAAACTTTTTGACAAAGATAAGAGGTGTGTTGAGTTACGTGAAAACCAAACATCCAGATGATATCATAGTATGCGTTGATGCTTTTGATACTATTATAAACCGGGATCCCAAAGAGGCTGAAAAGATATTCAAGTCAATGGACTGTGGATTCTTAGTGTCAAATGATTTATATTACAATTTTTTATTAGGTTTAAGGCATAAATTTAATTTCGGTACTTGTCAAGGTGAATATACAGCTAATATGGGATTATGGATGGGATATGTTAAATATATAATTCCGATACTTGAAGCAGTCGTAAGTAAAAAGTGTGGTGATGATCAGATAAATTTCAACTCAGTGTGCAGTGATTATGAATTTATAAAAATAGATGTTGAAAACAAAGTTTTTTTAAATAAAAAAGGTAACGATACCCGTGAATCTATATTTCATGGATATCCTGGTACAGGGTCTATGAATTTATCTAGAATTCTAAAATCTTTTTTTGTTGACTACATGGGACGAACTATCATACTTTTAACATTACTTTTATATATGTTATCTACTCTTTTTCCAATTATGAATTATTTGTGGATTCCATTCGTTATGACATTTTTGTTATATTCGAATAAATCCTGTACATTCATTTCCTAGCCCACATGGCTCAGNANCCAGACACACAAGAGAACCANGAGTATGTCAGACCACTTCTTAATGAGGTCGTACCCAGGTTGGACTTNCCTGTCTATACCACTGGGCTTGAAAATCAAAGCGTTTAATATCGTGTAAGGAATTTTCCACCCNTTTTCTACGTTTTCAGTGTGTGTCACCTTTTGATACGCCAGGGGAAGTTTGTACGTAAACTTTGACCAGTGTCTATTCGTCTCTAAATCTACATGACCTAGNATACAGTCGTTTTTGACTAACCACTCCATATACTTTCTGTTGTACACGNTGGCATGTGCACCAAAATGTAATAAGAGTCTTTGATTATTAGAAAAGGAAAAGGGGTTCACCACGGGTAAGAACGAACCTAACGCGTACACGTCTGGATTTTTACTCATCAGAAAACTACACAAGTCCTCTAAGATTACCGGGTTACGTATCCGTTCGTCAAATTCACAGTCATCTTCGAGTACTAATATTCGTTTGAACCCCTTACTGAGGGCATCCCTGAATGCATTCTTGAGTGCATGTTCCAGGTCGTAGTTTGTTTTTTGCACGCGAAGATTTTTATGACAGTTTTTGTACCCCCTGTTGTACTGATAGATGACACGCGACGTTATACCACTCCTAGATACCTGCTCACGTATATGTTTTTCCCTCGGCGACCCCTCCATGATAAGGACGTACGTACATTCTATGCATGTTTCGAGATTCCCTGGTTCTTCGACGAGCCTGTAGCACTCAGACATATATTATAATCAAAGATGTTTTCTGGGAATTGATCACATAAATATTGTCTGTATATAATAAAATGAAGATAGCATTCATATGTATAGTTAAAAACGGTGCAGACTATATAAAAAATAATATAGAAATATTGCACCGTACGAATCANGACATATATATAGTCGAAAATAATAGTGTGGACGGCACGAAGGAAATACTTCAACGACTCAAAGGTGATGGTATCGTGAAGAACATAACAACGCTCGATTTAGATCAACAGGATGCTATGAGTTTTTGTGATTATAACATAAATGCTATATGTAAAAAACGTGTGAGGAGACTTGCATACATCAGGCAACAGGGGTTAAACAGTGTATTACAATCCGGTATATCTTATGATTATATATGCGTGGTAGACTTGGATTTCGTATATGTTGACCTCGATGGATTCGTTGATATGTTAGACTACATGGAATCAAATAAAAATGTAGATGGTATTTTTGGAATGTCTGTTACACGTGGTATTAATTTACCATATGATTATGGTCCGATTAAACCTTTACATAAAATAGTACCTATTTGTCTAAAATTGAATAGACATGTCACGGTAAAATCAGCCTTTAGTGGTTTTGGTTTATATCGTACATCTTCCATATTAAAAACCAGTGCCAACTACGATTATGAGAATATAACGAATATAGAACATATATATTTTAATTCTCATTTTGACAAATTAGTCGTCGATACACATTTTAACCCGATATACGGTATTGATAAACGTAATACATTACGTACTGTTATTATTTGTACAAGTGTCGTCTGCATACTGCTTTATACATATCATCTCCTCCGACGAGCTCGAGCTTAGTACTCTTGACGATCCTCTTCGTGAAGGGTCCCTGAGTGCCGTCGAGGCAGTCCATGCACATGGCCGTCAGCTTGGTCACCTCATCGGCCAGGGGCACGCAGTCCAACAGGTTGCCAAACTTTCGCTGTTTGTAGTCCCCATCCAGTCCCGCCAGGAGTACGATTCTTCCCGCCTCCAGCTCCTTCTCCACGAAGGGTTTGAGACCCGTGAAAAACTGAGCTTCGTCTAGGGCAACCACGTCGCACCCGGTGGTGTCCACTTCACCGAGGTCGTTGGTTTTGATGCACCGGAAGGTGACGTTATCATGGGTCCGAAGCACCTCCTCTGTGGACCGGATGTCCTTCTGGGAATTGATCACCACCACCTGTTTTCCTATGACCTTGTACCTCTTCAGACGACGAATCATCTCCGTCGTCTTGCCCGAAAACATGTTACCCATGATGATGCGAAGACTCATTTTGGTTATTAGATACTTTTTATTTTAAGCGTTTCGACGTACACGGGTCTCTCTGTCTTGATGATGCATAGCCCCAGGCGTATGATGTTTCTGACGAAGTTTGACTTGACGAAGATGACTGAAAAGTCTATGTTTTCACTGGAATCTCCCCTGTGTTTGTCGAGCACCCCCTTGATGGACATGACTTTCCTCAGGGAGATGTTCGAGCACTGACTCGCATCGATGATCAGTTTTACACGATTGTTCTTCTCCCACAGTTGTGTAAAAAATGAATCTAAGTGAACGGGTGTGGTTTCGTTTGTCACGACCAAACTCGATATCATCTTGAAGTATGTACGAATATATTTCACAGGATGGCATTCACATCGGTGTCGGCGAGGATGCCAAGGACAATTCCAAGCTCACCATGACGTCCAATCACATGTACTGGTGGATGCATGTGGCTGACGCCCCGGGTGCTCACGTGGTCATATACAGTACCGATGTACTACCCAAGGAGACCCTGAATGATGCCGCTGTCATAGCCGTGTATCACAGTAGGGCGAAGATTGCACCCAAGGCGACGGTTCACATGGCGAGAGTCGACCATGTGATTCCTGGGAAAAAGACGGGTGAGGTCCACATCATAGAGATTGCCAGGGCTAAGACTGTGTTCATAAACAAGGAGATTCCGAGAATGGAAAGGTTATTAAAAACGAGGGTCCATAAGAAGGTATGGAACACCAGCAGTGGGACCCTGTCGTGCTTCGGAAGAAAGTCGTGCCTCTCCACGTGAGTACCCCAAAGACTCCCAAGGAGGTGGAAGAGATTGGCACACACGAGAAGGTGAGCATGTCTCTCGCCAAGACTATCCAACAGGCTAGGATCGCCCGGGGGTACAAGACCCAGAAGGACCTGGCCATCGCCGTGGGTGTCAAGGTGGATATCATCAACGGGTACGAATCTGGAAAGATCATTCCCGACAATAACGTGATGCAAAAACTTCGACGGGTCCTGGGAGTAAAGTTAAAGAATTGAAGTGGTGATTAGATATGAAGTTGCTAGGAATCGACATAGGATATTATAACATAGGATTAGTGCTAGCAGATTGTAATAAAGAGAAGGTGAATGTTCTTTATGTTCAAAAGATTGATCTCACCCAATATAAATCCCGTGAGGCACCCGAACTATCAGATATGATTCATGGATTCGTGACGGACTACGCGGACACTTTCTGTCAGGCGGATCAGGTGCTCATCGAGCGTCAGCCTCCCGGGGGCATCACGAGCGTGGAGGTGCTCCTGCACTACATCTTCAGGCACAAGGCTATCCTCATCAGCCCCGTGTCCATGCACAAACACTTCGGCATGGGACATTTGGATTATGAACAGAGAAAGGAACGAACGGAATTGATCGCCTCCAAATACATAAAGGACTCATCGTACTACGATCGGCTGGAGCGAAAACACGACATAGCCGACGCCCTTTGCATGATTCTTTATCAGTCATTCAAGAATGGTCTCGCCTTTAAAAAACGAGGTACGTGCACACTTTTTGAAGAGTTCGCTTACAGGTGACATTTTAAAATTTCTTTTAATTATATGACTCTCACAGATGTTCAGATCACTAAGAAGGTGCGTCAACTTAGGACCAAATACGGAAAGATGTACGCGCCCCTCAAGTACTTCAGGGGACTCCCCACTCTCAGAGATGTCGAAACCAGATACAAGAAGATGTTGAAGAAGGACTACGCGCCATTCAAGACGGACACCAAGGTGAAGACACGAACCTCTTCGTATACCCAACGTTTCCGCAAAAAGTATCCNGGGGTCAAGTCTCTNCCGAACGTCGCCAAGGCTACNGGNATACCCCTGAAGACCCTCAAGACCGTGTACGACCGTGGTCTCGCGGCGTGGCGCACGGGTCACAGACCGGGGGCAACCCCTCAGCAGTGGGGGTACGCGCGGGTCCACAGTTTCGTCATGAAGGGAAAGACGTACTACACGGCTGATAAGAACCTAAGTTGATGAAGAAAACATTCGAACCCAACTAACAAAAATGGAACTCGCATCTTTCGTTAACGATTCTCCCCGCTTTCTCACCGATGGCCGTATTCACGTGTCGTCGGTGTCCGAATTGTTCAACAAGAAGACGGTGAAAAAAGGTCGGTTCACGTCTATCGAGGATGGTAGGCTCGACGCACAGCCTAACGATATTACCGAAACGGTACGAACCATCGTCGATCGCCAGCAGAGCACGGCGATGGCCTTTTACTACCCGGAGGGTCAACGTGATCCGAGAGAGGGCTGGAAAAAGAATGATGCGATAAATTACATCAAGACGCTCGCGCAGTACAAACAGACGCACAACCCATGGATAATCAAGGTGATCAAGGATCCTGAAACCAGGCTGAATACGCATTACATCCTCGACGCCGGTCACAGGTTTTACAATCTCNTGTGGTTTCTGGAGGATGGGTTCCCCGTGCAGGGAAGGTACTGGTCACAGTGGGAACTCGNCGAGAAGCAAAACTTTTTTGACGTCAGGATCCAATGCATCATGTATCATGATCTCAGCGAAGAAGANGCTTGTGAGATTATGCGCCTCATGAACACGCACTTGACAATGAGCAACGGTGAGAAGCTCAACGTTTGCAAGCACAAGAAAGATGCGCACGTCCTATTTTGCGACGGCCTGTTCAAGTCTTCGGTGGAAGACTTGCTGTACTCACGGTTTCTCAACGACAAGAAGCGTTCTAAAGACCTGGACACACTCTGTAACCTGAGTGAAAAGTACATGCGTTTGGTGTTACACAAACCCGTCACATGTGTAGGTGGGCTCATCCTGAAGAACCTGAGCGAACTCAACGATTTTTTCATGGGTGATGAACAGGAGAAGAAGCAGATCCAGGCGGCACTCATCGAACATACGATCAAAGTGTTTAGTCTTTTCCCCGAGAAGGGTCGACGTGTCTTCGTTCAGACCTTCGATATGTACATGGTTTTCAGCCTGGTCTACANNGGTGTGATTGCGGATAACCAAATCACCAAGAGCTTTTTCGAAGCCGTCTACAACCCTAACATTGCCGATGGGTTGTGGTTCAAAAAATGGCGTGAACCCGAGTTCGCGTCTGGGCACGGGTCCGAGGCTGACAAAATTAGGATGAAGACGAAAATATATCATGATTTTTGCACTCAATTTAGCAACAAGTAAAAATGTTGACCTATATAAATGCCTCTCCCCAAGTGTTCACCCAAAGAGGTGTACGATAAAAAATCTAAAAAGTGTATCGTGATAGGAAGCGACGCGTACAAAGCCATCGTGAAGAACAACCCCAGCGCGTTCAAACACTACGCGTCTAAGATTGCCAAGGCGACCAAGGCACCCCCGAAGTGTAGTGTGACCCAGGTGTACAACAAGAATACGGGAAAGTGTGTCAATATAGGTAGCCAAGCGTACCGTGAGGCGCTCAAGAAGGATCCCACGGTTTTTAATAATCAGATCAGTAAAATCAATGCCCTATTAGGACCCAAGAAGGTCAACAGTCCCAACGAGACCCTAGCGAACATCATGAAAAAGAAGACTCCTTCACCTTATCAACTCCCTCCTCATCTCGAAAAGATGTTAGTTGGTAAATGTACAAAGCCCGATGAAGTGTACAGTAAATTATCAAAGCGATGCGTCAAGATTGGTGGTCAGGCGTACAAGCAGGCGTTGAAGAAAAATAGCACCGTGTTTGATTCNCAGAAGNANAAGATTATGACTTTCAAGCCAAAGACCCCCAAGACCTCCGTGAAGAAGATGAACCTCGTCAAGCCAAAGACCCCCACCAAGCCCAAGACCCCCGAGGGACTGAAAAAGCTCCTGCTCAAGAGTCAACCGGTCCCCAAGGTTTCCGCGAAGACCCGAGCACTCTTCATGAAGAAGATCGTCAGACATTTAAAGACCAAAAAGCCGGTCATACCCAATACCTCAAACCTTACTAAAATACCGAATGACGTTTTTATTAAAAAAACCACTG